AATGAACAGATGATAACATCGTGGTCTAGCTCAGTTGCCTTGATAGCAATAGCATCGTCAGCTTCCATGCCATTGACAACCTGTGCGTTCCACTCAGATACCATGTAATCACGTAGCAGATTCTTGTGTACTGGTACTCGCTTGTTGTCGCGGTTACCTTTGTAGGGTTGGGTAGTGGCAACCTCGTCCCTGAAGTTACCCTTACCCGTTAGGTAGACAACGCTGGATGTGTAGTGTTCAGACAAGTCCATGACCATTTCGGACAGGTAGTTGTCTAGGGTCTGCGTTGCAACGTCTCCACTCTCTTCGTCACAAGCAAACCCCACACGGTACACCAGCATATCACCGTCAATCAGTATCACAGAGCTTCCATCTCTTCGACTTCAGGTGCGTACTCAACAACGTCACTAACTACAAGACGCTTGAGCGTGGCACTACGACCTTTCTTCTTGAGGTATTCCCAATCGTAGTACCCGATGAGACATCTAGCTTTGGAACCATTACCCACAACGACTCCCGATTCTGGGTCATCCATCTCGTCTCGTGGTGTTCGTCCTTTGATGAGCATCTCTGATCCGTCAGGGTTGAAGGCTCGGTACTTGTTGTTAGACTTACAGGTGATGTAGTTTCCACGCTCATCTCCCTTGTTGTGAATGTTAAGTCCCATGTCTTCCAACGCAGTCACAGCAGCGTCAGATAGATTAGCAAGATCCACTGTGTACTTACCAGCTAACTCATTCTTGTGAGTCAGGTTAGGCCAGAACAAATCACAGTTAACCATTACGTTGGGTGCTTGGTCAGACATATTAGCATTCTCCTGCTAGTTAAACTTACCCTAATATTATACCACATAAAATAGAATTGTGCTAGTGGGTATCTGCCCAACTATTACCAACTCTATACTCTCCGTCCAACGGACAGTTCAGTTGCAGGACTTCACCTGCGAATACCATTGCGTTGACGCACGACTTGCCAATGAAGTCTGCATCTTCTGGGCGGCACTCTATCTGCCACTCATCATGAACCTGTGCTACTAGCTTGAAGTCAACATGAGCCAGTAGGTCATACAAAATAACAATAGCCTGCTTCATTACCACAGCACCAGCGCCCTGCAGTAGTGTGTTCAGTGCGGCGTGTTGTGATCGTACACGTATGCGTCTACCATCCAATCCAGTGAGGAACCCTGTCTCTGCATCATTCAGTACCTCTGAACGTAGCTTTGCCAGCGCAGGTGTGTTCTCTAGGAACGCTGCCTTGAGTCTCTTACCATGAGCGGCACTGCCCCCTACGACACTACCTATCTTGGCATCACCTGCCCCGTACAAGAACGCATAGATAAATGTCTTAGCCTGATCTCTTGTTTCTAATCCTGCGGCTGTCTGATTAGCTGTGTGTATATCACCTGATAATATCTCGTTGGTGTAGGATTCATCATCCATGTAGTGTGCAAGCATACGTAGCTCAAGACCGCTGGCATCAGCACCAACCAGAACACGGCCTTCAGGTGTGGTGAACAGGTCACGACACTGCTTACCATACTCAGCCCTTACAGCAGGTATCTGAGCCATGTTCGGAGAGGAGTGTGCCATCCGTCCGGTGACAGCTCCGATGTGCCTGACGCGGCCATGTATTCTGTTGTCTTCGCCCACTGCTTTAATCCACGAGTCAACATGAGAGGCGCGTTTCTGGCAGAGAAGGTAACGGAGAATAATCTTCGCTTCGGGAATATCAGTCTGCTTTTTAAGAGTCGCCTCATCGACTTTCGGTTTTCCTGCGGGAGTGAGTTCCTTCCACACAGCACCCTTGCCAGCAAGCCGCTCTGCAATTTGTTGTCTACTACCGACATTGAATACCGTAACTTTGTCCTTGAGTTTCTTACCTGTCTTGTCACTGTACCTCTCCTCTACTATGGGTGGGAACACTTGTTGTAAGTCTTTCTCAATCCTGTGCATACGTGTGGTGAGTTCTTCGTACAGCTGTACTGCACCGTCCTTATCAAACTCAAAGCCGTTGTCTTCCTGATCCTTACAGATGAATGCAACGCTGTGTTCAAGGTCAACGCAGTGCTGACTGAATCCAAACATCTGCATCTGTCCCATGAGTGCATCATGCAGGCGCTGGGTCACATCAACGTCACGCTTGCAGTACTCAATCATCTCAGGTGATAGTTCATCCCACTCATCATGCTCACCCTTAGCAAACCCAAGCCTACCACCCCATGCAGCTAGGCTGTGACCACCATCTAGGTCAGGGTGGAACAGGCGCGACAGTACTAGAGTATCGACAACTCTATGTGCTGGTATACGGATGCCCCACAGTTTACGCATAACAGGAAGATCATAACCAATAAGATTGTGTCCACATACTTTGCCACCTTTCGCCAGTTCATCCATCAAGCTCCGTCTAGATAAGTGCGTCAAGTGAGCTTCGTTCGATCTCTTTGTAACCACACAGTGTATCTTCGTAGGGTTCAGGCCGTCTGCCTCTATGTCTAGAAACACAGTATTCGTAGTAGGTGAGATCAAGCTGTTGTCCTTTTGTAAGTTCATGACCACTCTCCCTCATCTCCATGTTCTGTTCCTGTTGCATAATCCAACTGCTCATCCTCGACATAACGTAACTCCTCTAAGTCATATAGGTCAGCATAGTCTATGTTACCTACTGTTGTCAAGTCATCATCAGCAAGGAACCGACTACACTCATTACACAAATCAACGAACTCACCACTACCACTGAACTTCTTGGTCAGTTCGTAGTTCGTCATGATCTTGTCACACGCTTTGCACCTCATTCAATAATCTCAGTGAGCCTCCCCGTATCCTTGTTATACATCAGCGCCGTAGCTGGCCCTGTCATTCCACTGAATCTGTTCTTGAGTACACGCACGTTGGTAGTGTTGCGTACCATAGGATCTTCTGCTTGTGCGTTACGCTCTAATCCTAACACGATATCACTTAGCTGTGCTATCGCTGCTGAACCACGTAGTTGTCCAAGGCTGGTGTATGCACCGTCCTCATGTCCCTTACCATCAGGCCGCTTCAGGTGTGATACAACAAACATACACACACGCATCTCCTGACAGAACATACGTAGCTTGGTCATGATCTCATCGATGGCCTTACGCTCATCACCGTTGTCCTGATCCGACACCAGTATTGAGATGTGATCCAGCACTATGTACTGCACACCCAACACCTTGATCTGATAACGGAACCGTGCCAGTACGTTCTCAATCTTGTTGGAACCAAAGGTATCCCAAAGTACAACACGGTCATCAAGGTCAAGACTATCAAACACTTGGTCTACCTCACTGGCTGAGTAGTCACAGCCCGGAAGGTGGATAGGCTTGTTGATCTGCAGTCCCACTAGACCACGAGCAGTACGGTCAGGTGTCTCCTCAAGGAACGCTAGCCCTACCCTGTCGTTGGTCTGCCCAAGGATAGAGAACACTAGCTCACGCATGAACGTAGACTTACCCAGACCAGAGCCAGCACATATGGTGACAAGCTCAGTCGGACGTACACCAAACGTCATGTCATCTAGTCCCTTGTATGGGTAACGTACCTCTGCCTCCTCCAATGGTTTCTTCAGCGCCTCACGCAGAGAACCCAGCATCACCATACCATCAGGTGTGTAGGTCTTCGCCGCCCACCACCTCTTGATGAAGTCATCCTTGTCTGCGTTCATCAGGTAGTCACACGCATCCTTGTGTTCACCATGATGGAAGATCCTCGCCTTACCACCAAAGATATCAGCACACTCTAGAGCAGCAGAGCGGCCATGATCGTCGTTGTCAAAGCAAAAGATAATATTATCGTACTGATCCAAGAAGTCGTAGGATCTGCGGCAATCAGCAGCAGCACCTTGGGCGCCATTACGAATAGACACAACAGGATACTTGCCACCAAACATTTGATAGGTTGCCAAGGCATCGAACTCTCCCTCCACTACGGTTATGTATTGACCACCACTGGGGAATAGGTGCTGACCATACAGCCCAGCCTTCTTCCAATCCCCACCAATCTTGAACTGCTTGTCAGGATACCTAGTCTTCACCGCCACTAGCTCACCGACAGGATCATGATAACCAAACAGAATGTTACCTGCCTTCTGTTGTGCTGAGTATGCCGCCATCGTAGTAGCTGTCAACGCCCTGTCCTGATAGCCTCTGTATGGCTCTGTGAAGGCCGCTTTGTCGAACCCTTGTCCGGGTACTACTCGTTCCTTTATGTCGCTCACAGAGCCTCCTGTGTCCTCTGACGGGGTGAACTTAGCACAAGCAAAGCAATAGCTAGATCCATCCTCGTTGTATGACAATGCATCACTAGAACCACAGTCATCACATTGCTGGTGTAGCTTGACGAATGCCATCAGTGTAGTGCCTCCGCATCTCCAAACAATTCTGTGTACTTGTCGAGTACTTCATCATGACTCAACTCCTCGCTCATCATAGCACGAGTCAGCTGGATGTACATCTGTATCAATTCCAGAGCAGGAACAGATTGCAGCTGGTACTCAAGTAACTCTTCAATCATTTCATCTTTAGTCATACTATGTAGTTCCTATGTATTAGTAATAGTATTAGTAATAATATTAATACTTAGTTATCTATATAGAGAGTATAACACATTCCAAAAGAAAAAGTAAATGTACTATTCACACTGTTTGATAACTCTCCCCTTCTCACCGTGGTATTGCTCAACCTCCATGTCGAGCAAGCACAAGAACTTGTCTAGTTGACCTGACCGCTTGAGTTTCCACAGCGCCCTGCGTTCGATGTTGCGTACTGATTCACGCGAGATGCCCAACACCTCTGCTATCTGCGCGTGTGTCATACCGTCCCTCATGTTAGAACCTCATCATTGATCTATCTTTAAGCTTGACTAGCTTGCCATTCTTACCACAGTACAGGTCAACAAATAAGTCAGTCTTCATTGCCTTCTCACTCTTGAACACCATGTACTCCACACCGTGATCTGGTTTGAAGTCACGTAGGCGTTTGACCACACGGTACACAGCAAGGCGTCCCGGCTTCGACTCATCAACAGGTGTAATGTAATAACTCATAGCTCAATCCACCTCCCAAAGGCTTCGTCTAGTTTACGGTACACATTGTCGCACCACTCGTTAGCACTGTAGTCAGAGATGACAATCATAGGCTCACGCTCTGACCCGTTGTTGTAGATCAAAGAGAACCACCCACGACAGTTACCCTCCACATCGTATGCCTCCACCTGATCCATCTCAGTCTGTGCTAGGTTCTTCAGGATGTGCAGCTTGTCACTACACCCATGCACAGATAGTTCTTCACCGTCCCACACTGACACCTTACCACTGTCCCACAGGCACAGGTCCACCAGCTTCTGAATCACAGGCCGTTCACACGGTGCTGCATACTCTGGATACTTGTTGTCAAATACAACTACCATTTGCTTTCCTCCATGTCATCTGCAATAAGATCATAAATATAAGACGAGTTGAACCAATCAGTAACAGGCTGACCACGTACTCGTATAAAGTAATCATCAACCATACCTGTCATTTCGTCAAACGAGTACTTGATCGTGGCACATACTGTCATCCACGGGCAGTCAAGCTCTGTGTCAAACGTTCTGTGTATCATCGCTTCCCTCCAACACGTTTATCATTCGATCAAGGTGTTCCAGCGCCGCTGTCTTACCCAAGGCCATACCGTGCATGAAAGATCCTAAGCTAGTATCAAACCTATCACGCTTGTACCTACGCATATCTCTCAGGTTCTGCGCCTTACAGTCACGCAAGTTCTGTCTGAAGTTACGCAGTTCTGTCAGTAGATCAGGACTCATGTGTAGTCTCCTCCTTCTCAGTTATTACAGTATGGTTCAACGCCAACAGATCGTCAATCCTCTGCTTCAACTCCTTAATCTGGTTCTCCTTGGCAGTCAAGTTACGCACCTGAATAGCATGACCATACTCGTACACATCCTTGACCAGTGTCAGTGCAGTCTCCACCGTCAACACGCTCGACACCTTCCCTAAGAACGCATCAGGCTCCTCAAGCATATGCTCAATTATGTCTCCATCACTATACCCCCACCGCTCCATCATTTCAAGCGCATCGATGATGTTATCAGGCTCTATGTAATCCATGATCTCATCATCGTAATCGCACAAGTCAATGGTAGTCGTTACTTCAATCTCACTGCTTCTCCAACCCATGATACTTCTCCTTAGTTAAATGCATTTAAGTTACAGCGTCTCTCAACGCGACTACTTAACGTGCTCGACAATGACTGATGCCGTGTCGAACTTGTAGCACAACTGGCAGTCGA